CTGCCACTGATTGTCAGGGGAGCCTGCGGCGAACTTCAAGTCGTCTAACTCATCCTCGCGGGAGTCAGACAAAGCGCCGATGGCCAGGTCCAACCGCTTGCGCATGATAGATAGGAATTCTTCGTTACTCATCAGTGCGACATCCAGTTACCCGCAACACCGCGGAGGTCAAGAAAGCGATGCTTCGGTGCAACTTCCTCAACAGCTTTCGGCTTGCGTGGCCTGATTACTCCGGGGAAGAGTTCAGTAACGGCCCACACCAAAGCGTCAGCGCGGTTCGGGCTGTTTTCCCCGATGTACCCATTCACGGTGAACGCCGATAATTCATCTTCGAGATCCCTCATATACCCAACGTGACGCACTTTCCCTTGCTCGTAAAGGGCCGAAATGGGTTCAGCGCGGACCACTTTGCCCCGAGTCGCAGTGACTTTACGGAAGTTCGTTCGCGGACGGGCAGTTTGAATCACATGCTTGACCATTGCGCCGCCATAATTGGTTTCACCTACCACCGCGTCTGCTTCGTGGCGGTCATAAGCGTCCGTGACAATCCGCCCCCAAGTGGCGGGACCGGCCTTTACGGTGATATCTTCCATGATGTAGACGTTACCGTCAGTCCCAAGACCTGCGACCACAATGCCGATAGCGTCATTGTCCGCATTATTTGTGTCCCCCGCGCCACTTGGGTCCACCGAGATAATAATGCGGACCATTTCGGGCAGTGTTCCGTCGATGACGCGCCATAGCTCGAAATTTTCATCAGTAAATAGGGCGTTGACGGTAGCGTCCGCGAATTCGCCGAGCAAGAAGCGCTTGCGGAGACGGGGGCTGAGTGCTTTCAACGTTTCCATGTACGTCGAAGATAAATTTTGTGTATTGTCTTCCGGATTCATTCGGCAATACACAAAATTCTCTGGGCTACTCAGCGGTTTCTTGGTTTCCGGGTCGATTTTCTGGATGAACTTCTTGTACGCCCAATGCATCTTGTTCGTGGGGTTCATGTCATAGAATGCCCTTGGGGTCAGGTATTGGCCGGGCGTGGTTTCCGCAAGCTGCGCCAAGCGGGTCATCGCAATGTCGTGGGAACTTTGTGGGATCTGTGAACACTCATTGAAATATAGCGTGGCATATTCCTGGCCTAATATCTTTTCCGTGCGCTCCTTATCGTCCAACCCCCCGAACCACAGTTCCGACCCGTTCGGGAATAGTACGTACCAGTCAGTTTTGGACAGCACATAAGTGACGCCCGGAAAGCACAGTTCCATCACTTTCGGGAACGTGTCGAGGATAATCGATGCCTTGATGTGGTTGAAGCGGTACCGGAGAATTACGTGACGGGACTTCGCAGCCTTCATTGCCCGTAATATGACATTCCGAACAAGCAGAAACGTCTTGCCCGAGCGTGAACCGCCGAACAACATACCGTGCGTAGCACTTGAAGCCAATATCTCTTGGGCTTCTTCTTGGCGGTCGGTGAGCTTGAACTCGGTCATGTTTGTTCTTGTTTTTATTCTTAGATATTGGCGTCGAACTTCGATACCAAATTGATCTGAATATTAGTTGGCGCAGCGTTATTTTTGCCGCCCGACTCGAAATTGTCGTACAGACCAACCACTTCACCTCGCGTCCGCTCTGCACTCAAAGCGACTTTCAACTGTCCGGACGTCTTTGCGAGATCGCGAATGTCCGCCAGTTCATAGAGGTGAGCGCCCAAAGATATTAAAGAAGCATCTTGGATCTTGTCCGTGATTTCCTTGATGCGCAGCGCGATTTGGGGTTTATTCAGTAATTCCTTCCCACGAGCCAACGGGAATGGAGAATCCGCTCCAAACGTCATTTTATATGCGCTGTTGATATTCCCACCGCACTCAATGACCGCAAGAGCGAACGTGTCTTCCGCCTGAGTCAAAGGAGGGTATTCCAAGATCTCCTCTTCAGTAGTGGCGGGGACGGCGGGGTTCATCATATACGGATGATACCACAGGTCGAGCCTCCTGTCAACCCCCTTCGTGATATGTTCATTTGTGTTTCAGGAATTTTCGGATATTTTTCATGTTGGAAGAATATGTGTTCACTCACTTGTGGGGAGGGTATTCACGACGAGAGATATATACTTTAGAGCGTGAACGGCGGGGCGAGGACCGCAGCATGTGGCCTGTATTTCATGGACCTTAGAATATTTCTAGTATAGAAAGAACCCACTCACACTTCAATACTGGGGATATCAAGGCCCTTGGTTCTCCCCCTTATATACGTTGCACCTTAACAACGGTGTTCATTGGCACGTTCCTTACTATTAGCAATACGGACCCCCATTCATAAGGCCTTGGACACCAACACACCCACCTTGACCTCTGCATGTTCATACTTCAAAACCCGGTTCGCGACCCCCTGAACCCTGCCGTCTACACACCCCTTGAGGTCCGTTCCACGTGAAACACGAGCCACGTGACTACGACCCGCTCTGGGGCTCCAGGTCGCCATAGCGCATCTCTGGACCCCGATGAGACGCTGTGCACATTCTCTAGGGGGGGACTACCATACTACAAAACCCTTCTCTTTTCCATACTGTTTTTTCTTCGACATAGGAGTGGGCTGGGGGAGGGGGGAGCTTCGACCTGAGATCCTTCATTCTGACATTGGATCTATATTCTAGAGTGCCATGGACCACTCCCCGACATTACCTGGCACGCTTCTTGCTTTGTTGCGTCCGTACAACGTTGCGTCCGTACAACAATCAGCTGACCTATCTACCCGCCGACATGGATTCCCCTCCAGCCCCTGTCGGCCTCAGACATAGACCCCCTCCCGACTCTGGTATGAACAGTCTCTGCGTATACTATCCACGGCTCACGACCTGTGGTATACTGGTCGCCCATCTACTACAGGAGAACCTTCATGGCTATCAATGAATTGACAGATAAACGGTATCGCGGCAAAATATGCGAGAAGCACCCAGAATTCAATGGGTTGCGAGCCAAAAGCACGAGCCTGTGCATCCAATGTATGACGGAAAAACGGAATCGGGCTGTTCCACGTGGAACACAAACAGAAGTTGGAATAGTCGAACATGCGATCCAAAGGCTTAAGCAGCAGATCGATTACAACGATGCGAAGCACGCCAAGCAAAAGCAGCTCAAGCTCGACCAACTCAAGAAATGGACTGAGTATCACGAGAAGCTGCTTTCTGAGTGAGTCTTGCTACGTGAGCGGGTGTGCGTCGCGCATCTTTTCAGTCAATGGTATTCATTGGGGGCTATAGGCTCCGACTATCGGATTTTCTTTCGTCATAGAAACGTTTATAATTACAGGGTACTTGACAAGCTGGTATAATAGAACCCAGAGACGAAAGAGGCTCCCGGAGATGGCAGGCAAGACGCCCACCCTCCACCATAGCGAATAGGAATCCATCATGAACAATACCACCACACTCGAAATCGGCCAGATGCTCGTAATCGCTGGCGAAGTCCGCACCATCGAATCCATCAAGGGTCGCTGGGTCAAGCTGAGCGATGGCACGAACATCAGCCGGGGCGAAGCCTTCGCCTACCGGTCCGACTATAACGAGGAATACGCACTTCTGGGCGACGAGCTTGCCAACGAGGAAGATCAAGACGAGGCCGAGGAAGGCTCCGCAGACAGCGAAGGTACTAATACCCCCGACGAATCGGAAGAAGGCGACGAAGAGGCTTCGGGATACCAAGGTAGCATGCTCCGCCTCCGGGAGCGCTTGGCCGAAGGAGCCTACCAGAAAGCCGCTAATGGCCAGCCCTGCTGTGGCGATCGAGTGGCGACTCTGCTCGGAACCCTGAAGCCACAGCAGGTGATCAGGGCTTGCATCTTGGCTATGAACCTACCCGCAAACCCCTACGCCTATTTGAACGTCGGACAGCAGAGCATGAACCTCCGGAATAAACTCCGTGGATGCTTCAAGCGTGGGGAATTCGGAATGGGTGTCTTGGCTGAGGCTGTGGAGCAGGTCCAAGAGGAAGCCCTGCAGACGCCACCACCCGCAGCAGTCTGAAGGCCGAGTACCGCAGTGAATGCCGGGTGACAGCCGGACATTCGCGGCAATCTCGCCGAATAGCCCGATAGAAAGCACGACATGAACACCACAACACAACACAACACCAGCAGCCGTCACATCGCAGCCTTCCTGCGCAGGCAAAAGATCGCAAGCGCTGTCGAAGCATGGATGGCGACCTGTCCGACCGACCACGAAGCAGACGAAGCCCTGAAAGCAGCGCTGATCGCCGACGACGTCCACCTGATTCACATGTTCGATGAAGTCGAAGAGATCTGGTCCGACGCACCAGAGACGCTAATGCTCCGGCTGAAGACCGGGACCCTGATCGAGATCGACGTAGAGTCCGGCAATTCCCTACGCGGCATGGCCGATAAATGACGTTGGAAGTGGGGTTGACAGCCCCACACCATGGCAGTACAATAGAACCTCACCATCACCCTCAATAGACAATAGGAGTCAAGCGATATGAACACGACACACACCACAGCCGCAGCCATTAAAGACGCTCAAAGTGCGGTCGAATGGGCAAAGAAACGGGTTTCCACGATCCGGAAGAACGGGAAAAAGATCCAAGCCACATTGGACCTGCTGAACCAGCGCTTACACGCTGTTGACGCCACAAACGCAACGATCTACGCATGGGTTGACTGCAATGGTTATGACGGTATCGCCCAGATCCAAGCGCAGATTACGGCAACAACGGACAGCATGGTTGAAGGCATCGTGCCCCAGATCTTGAAGGCAATGCTCGACATTGAATGCGAACCGGTCGAGTCAAAAGATATCGTGAATGCCGACCAGACCAGCCGGACATACCGGTTCAAGCGCGCAGCCGCAGCCCACTTTGTGGAGATTGACCTGAGCGTGGTGGTTACGATCAAAGAAACCGAAACCGGGACATGCCGCAGGGTCCAGACCGGGACCCGAATTGTAGAAGTGGCGGAATACAAAATCGAATGCGAAGGAGCAACAACATGAGAGATTACCTCACGATCGGATGCACACCGGCAGAGGAAGACTGTTTCCCGGCAGGACACCCGCTAGCATTGGCCGAAACCCGGATCTACCTTGAACAGCTTCGACGCGAATTCCCGGAAGCCGACCTGACCATTAAAGGGTTCCCCCACGATTTTGGCACTTACTATGAAGTCGTGGCACGCTACCGAAACGATGACGAGCAATCCATCAATACCGCCTACGCTGTCGAAGCAGACGCGCCAGCCGAATGGGACAGTATCGCCAGAAAGGAACTAAAAACCCTGAAAATGAAGCATGTCACCGAAACCACCACTAGTTAACCCGAAGTGGGGTCCGGATTCGCGATCGGACCTCCTGTTGCGATCAGCTATCAAAATCCTAATGGAAGATCCTATGAAAATGTACGCAAGCGCACGAAGGCCACAAAACCCGTCGAACATGAAGTACCGTTGAATACCACCGATGACCCTATTGACAACACCCCATCTGCAGTAGTAGAATCGGGGTTCACCATTTCTCAACCACCTGAAAAGGAAGACACCATGTCATTCGACACACCTGAAGGCCACACGGAAACCCTGAATCCACTGCCTGTCCGTGAACCCTCTAAACAAGAGTTGAAAGCTGCTGCTGCTCAAGCGAAGATCGCTGCAAAAGCTGCCAAGAAAGAAGCCGCGGAACTGGCGAAGGCCGAAAAAGCCGCAGCTAAGCTGGCAGCAATCCAGTCGAAGAACCAGAGCACCAAGGAAGAGCGTGACGCTGCGAAGGCTGAACGTGCAGCCCGTATTGCCGCTCTGGACCCGGATGGAAAGCGCAAATACGTCGGATCCATGCTGGCTCTGGCCGACCGTGTGAAGTTGGGCCTCTATGTCAAGGGTGTCACTGGCCAACTTCGCTCGAACGATGAATTGGCGCAAATCCTGGACGGTGTGACCCCCAACGGCGTGATTCAGACCGCAAAAACCGTACTGGCGCTCGATGTCAATCCTTACAGCCATCTGAATGTCGGACAGCAAAGCATGAACCTGCGCAACAAGCTCCGTGGCGCGCTACGCAAAGGTACTATCTCCCTCCACACGATCCGTACTTATGTGGCCGATAACGAGTTGGATGTCAGTCAAAGCATCGTGGAAAAGGCAGCAGCAAAAGCCGCACGCGTCGCCACGGCTAAAGCCGAGCGCGAAGCCAAAGCTGCGGCGAAGCTGGCCGCATCTGAAGCTGTCGAAGCCTAAATTCGAACGACTGGCACCCGTAAGGTGCTGCATCTGAAGCTGTCGAAGCCTAAATTCGAACGACTGGCACCCGTAAGGTGCTGTTTTCATAGACCATAGGAACCAGCACCATGACGACCCCCACATCTCCCGCCCCCGCGCCCGAGTCACACGACGACATGCCGTCCGTATACTCTCCAGTACCCGCCCGTGCGCTCGACGCCCCCGACACGGGCGGACATAGCCCGACATCTGCTGAGAGCCTCTCCGACGCACCAAAGTCCAGCTCTATCTGCGCCTACTCAGGCAATGTTAGTGTCAGCCCGACTGACTCGTTCCACTTCATCTGGGTACATTCAGATGACGACCCCATCAACAAGTGGGAGATCCGCGAACTGTACCACCTCACCGAGTTCGATGGTGCGGCATTCACTACCAATTGCGTCCACATGATCCGGATGGTGTTCACTACCGGATGGTTTCACACGTTGCGTGTGATGATCGAGTCGGTGATTGAGGCTCGCTGGAAAGACGCCCACGGAATCAAACACTAGGGGCACGAAATGATCGAAGACATTGAAGAACCCGGCATTTGCCCGAACTGCAGCGGCAGCGGTGAAGGCCGGTATGAGGGTACCCGCTGCTCGTCATGCAAGGGGACTGGAGAGTCCGTTGGCGACAGCGACGATTTTGATGAACCGGAAGAAGAGTATGACTCTATCTAACACCATTCACGTGGATTACGACCAGAAAAGTCGACGACTGAAGATGGCTTACCCATTTTTCTTGGCCGACGCTGCGCGCAATTTCCCGAGTCGGAGATTCGACCCCAAAAGCAAGACATGGCGAATGCCGTTGGTGCGGTCCAATATCGATCACCTCCACAGTACGAAGCATTTGTACATGTACAACTTCACTGACGAAGCTGCGAGCGCGATCCGGAACCATGAAGTATTGATGGCCGGACCCATCTACCAACCCTTCCCCTATCACCTTTATGACTTCACTAAGTCTAAAACTGCGTATCTCCCTATGGACCACCAGCGTAAGATGCTGGATAAAGCGTGGAATCTCAGTGCGGCTGCTTGGTTTGCCAAAATGGGCACTGGAAAGACGTTTGCTGCTATACATCTGGCGTGCGCTCGGTTCAAAGCCGGGCTAATCGACTCAATCGTGATCATTTGCCCTTCCACCCTGCGCGCCACATGGCGCAAGGAGTTGGCAAAATACGCGACTGTTGAATGCGACTTCCGAATCCACGACACTAAGTCAAAATCACAGCAGGAGTTCTATAATGACCGTAGATCCGGTGTCTTGCAGGTACTTGCCGTATCGGTAGAAGGTCTTGGCGTGTCACCCGCTTTATACGATAGTGTGTGCGGTTTCTTCCCCCATCGTGACGTCATGGTCATCTGCGATGAATCCTCTCGCATTAAGAATCCCAGCGCGAAGCGAACGGAGCGAACGATTGAATTTCGAGACGCTGCCAAATATCGCATCATACTCAACGGCACGCCCATTGCGCTCGGTATTCAAGACTTGTGGAGCCAGTACGAATTCCTCGACCCCAACATCATAGGTAGTGGGGACTACTGGAGCTTCAAGACGCGGTACCTAATGATGGATGGTTACGAGATGAAGCAGATCGTTGGTGTACAAAATGTTGAAGAATTGATGAAGCTGATCGAGCCCTATACGGTCGAGGTCGGCAAAGATGTGCTCAACCTGCCACCCAAGATGCCCAAGACCCGGTACTGTACAGCCACCACTGAACAAAAGGCGCTGCTACGTCTAATCAAGACGGGCATGTCCGCTGACCCCAACGCGCCACTGATCAAGGTAGATAACGTGTTGGAGCGTGTCCTTCGCTGGCGGCAAGTAGTGGGTGGCTGGATTCCCAAACAGGACCCGCTGACTGAAAAAGTGACGTTGGAGCCGCTCAAAGACAACCCGAAAATGGACATGTTGTTCGACATGATAGAGGACCACTATGAAGGATCGAAATTCATCATCTGGAGCACGTTCGTACATGAAATTGACTACATTTACAGCAGACTTGCTGAAAAGTACGGAAACGCGGCAGTGGCTCGATACTATGGCGCCACGGAGAAAGAAGAGCGATCTGGAATTGAGGATCGCTATTGCAACGACCCGACCCTTCGATTCTTCATTGGCAATCCGGCTACAGCTGGACTTGGACTTACTCTTGTCTCCGGAATGGACGACATCTTGGTCTACTACTCTGGGACCAATGCTTACATTGACCGTGCGCAATCTGAAGACCGCGCTCATAGAATTGGACAATCAAGATCCGTTGCCGTTATTGACCTTGTGATGGAAAAGACAATCGATGAACAGATTATCTCTGCGAACAACGAGAAAATGGGCATTGAAGAGTATATCATGCATCGCCTCAAGCATGGTGCCCCCCTTGATAGCATGGAATTGACCGGGTAACACAGGATGAATGGCAGTTGACAGGACAGTCGGCCCGTGATATACTCGGTGTACCGGGTCGAGACAGACCCCGATAGTTGAATAGGAATTAATATGAAGAGTCCGACAGTTTGGATCATTAAAGAGCAGTCAGTGCGCAATAGCACTGGCAGCGAAGCGATGGATTACAGCCCCGCAATGACTTACGGTGAGATCCAATTCATTACCAGTCACGATATGCCGTTGCATCCCCGTTCCTCAACACAGTTGAACTGGGATTTGGACGTTGCGTCTTTTGTCCGGAATTATGATCCCGCGACAGATTTTATCGTGACTACCGGTCAGCCGACTGCGATTTTCGCTGTCGGTCACCGACTTGGGGCGGCAGGCAAAGCCCCCCGATACCTCGTCTGGAGGCGCGAAGAGAACCGTTATCGCGTCTTGGATAACAGCCTCCCCGACGTTTCTTCAACCACTCTCGAATCAATGGGAAAATAATACCATGGCCGATCTGAACACCCTCCGCGAACTCTGCGCTAAAATGCAAGGCTTGCAAACTGAGAAGGAGACTCTCGAAGAGTCCCTCAAAACCACCAATGCCGCGATCGATGATCTGCGCCTGAAGCAAATCCCCGAGATGATGGACCAAATCGAGGTCCGGAATGCCACGTTTCCGGGAATCGGACGCGTACAACTGGCTGCTGATCTTTATTGCTCGACGAAAGCCGGACAGAAGGACGCGGCAATGCAATGGCTTCGCGACATGGAAATGGACGGAATGATCTCGGAGACTTACAACGCCTCCTCCGTGAAAGCATTGGTTCGCCGCCTGATTGAGCAGGGTGCCGAGATCCCCGATTGCCTGAATGTCTCGCCGTTCATCCGCGCATCGATTGTCAAAGCCTAAGAATGTTCCCCCTCCGACCCTCCCTTGATGACGCCAAGCGGGTTGGTTTTTGTAAGCAGCGTCTGGAGAAATGAAATCATGGCTACCACTAAGAAACAAGCAGAAGTCGCAACTATCGCAGCAGATCCGTTTGCAGTGACAGCAGTACCCGACTACATTAAGCAGGGCACGACCCGTGGCTCGGAAGAGGTTAAATCCTCCGACATGGTGCTTCCCCGCTTGGAGATCGTACAAGCGCTCTCCCCTATCAAAGAATTGGACCCCGATGCTCGTGAGGGCATGCTTTTCAATTCGGTGACGCAGGAGATTATTGGCGATCACGCTTATTTTGTCCCCGTATATTTCCGCTTGGAATACTTGATCTGGAAAGACCAAGATCAGGGTGGCGGGTTCTTCGGGTCTTTCCCCACTCTGGAACAGGCAGAGGAACGCAAGAACGCGGAGGTCAAAAATGGTGAGAACCCCGAATACTTGGAAATTGTGGACACTCCGGTACATTATGGCTTGCGCATCACGCCCGAAGGTGACAAAGAACAAATTGTCATCTCCATGGCCAAAACCAAGTCCAAAGTCTCCCGCAAGTGGAATGCAATGATCCAGATCGCAGGCGGTGACCGTTTCAGCCGGGTTTACAAGATTTCAGCGTTTACCGACGAGAACAAGAAAGGTCAGAAGTTCAAAAACTTCGTGGTGCAGCCAGCCGGGTTCCCCCCGAAGGCGGTCTACGACGAAGCCGAGCGCGTTTACGCCGCATTCCGCTCCGGTGAAATTGTGGCCGACCACGCCAGCGCTGCCCCTGAGAAGGACGCAGCCGCCCCCGCTGATCGTGGTGGCATCTAACTGAGTCTCCCTTCCCCATGGCTCCTTTGCAGTTGCCACATGGGGTTTCACCCTCTGCCTCCGGGCAGGGGGCTTTTTAATAGAGTATAATATGTCAAAGTCCGAATTAACACCAGCTAGATATCTTGGTAAGATTTGTGATAAGCATCCTGAATTAGCTGGACTTCGTAAAAAGGCTAATAGATCGTGCGTGGGATGCTGGCGTGAACAGATCAAGAAGAGTCATTCGACTGAGGAATTTAAAGTTAAAGCCCGTGAATACTCTAAAACCGAGGCTCGTCGGGAAAGCCACAGTACTTGGATGGTGGAATATTATAAGCAAAATCCCCATATCCCCCGTCAATATAAATTAGCACGATTGAACCGGACCCCCGCTTGGGCGAACCAATCAAAGATCGCGGAAATCTACCAAGAAGCACGAAAACTTGGGCTGACAGTAGATCACATTATTCCCCTGTGTGGGAAATTAGTGTCGGGTCTTCATGTTGAGAATAATCTCCAATTGCTCCCCGGACCTACTAACTTCTCGAAAGGAAACTCCTATGTTTCCTAACATACCGGTCGGGGAACCCATTTCCTTAGATTACGAGACGACAGGACTTAGATATTGGGACCCTGAATTCAGGGTATTCGGTGTTGGCATTGCCCATGGTGACTTGTCATGGTATTGGGACCTTCGGGAAACCCCGAATTTATTGACGTGGCTGAAATCTACACTGCAGAATGCTAGTGTGGTAGTGGCCCAGAATGCGCAGTATGAGTATCAGTGTACGAGATGTCTTGGGATTGACCCCAGAACTATTAATTTCATGTGTACCATGGTCGCTGAGTGCCTTATTGACGAGCATCACCTGACCTACGATCTAGCCAGCATTGCGAAGTACCGGGGCATCGACAGCCAGAAAACCCGGATACTGGAGGAGATCCGCGCCGCGATGGGGTGGCGAGATAGTCACGAGGTACTCTCCCGCCTCTCTGAGGTCCCTCCCGCTATGGTAGCCGCGTACGGTGCCTCCGACGCCTCCGACGCGCTCCAAATCTACCACGCACAGCAGCCCGAAATCGCCAAGCAAGACCTGCACCGAGTGCTTCGTCTTGAGCGAGATGTGATGCCAGTATTGGCTGACATGTCTTGGACTGGGGTCCGGGTCGACCTTGAATCTGCTCACGCTGCGATCCCTCGTCTGGATGACCAAGAGGGGATTCTGCAGGCCGAAATCAACGAAATCGCTGGAGGAAAATTCAATGTCAACTCTTCACCGCAAGTGCGCTCGTTCTTTAAACCCGAGCCTATTAGTAAATTTCAGTGGCGACTTATCGACGGCACACTTGTTGGCCCTACAAAGGGAGGCAAAGGTCCGAGCCTCGACCAAAACGTCATGCGAGCTATTAAGCACCCGCTGGCTGAGAAAATATTGGCTCTTCGTAAAACGATCAAGCTGCGGGACACCTTCATCCGTGGACATGTTATCGGAAGTGCTGATGGGGACGGATACGTACATACCCAGTTCAATCAAACACGTAACGATGCAGATGCGGGGACTGTCACCGGACGTTTATCTTCTACGGACCCGGCGCTACAGCAGATCACAAAACGTGATAAAGTCAATGCCGCGATTCTACGGGCCATGTTCCTCCCCGACGAAGGCGACGAGTGGTTGTGCGCCGATTACAGTCAAGTCGATTTTCGATGCGCAGCCCACTTGATCAACGACCAATCCGTCATAGATGCCTATGCGCAGGACCCGTCTTTGGACTATCATCAGATTGTGAGCGACATGACGGGAATCCCCCGGAATGCGACATACGCAGGTGCCCCAAATACCAAGCAGATCAACCTAGGACTTGCATTCGGTGCGGGGGCAGGGAAGCTAGCATTCATGATGGGGATGCCCTACGACATCAAGGAAAGCCGGGGTAAGATGCAGTACGTACCCGGACAGGCTGCGGTCGATGTGTTCAATCTTTACCACAAGAAGCTCCCTGGCGTGAAAGAATTCATGAAGAAGGCCGGGGCCGTGGCCAAGGAAACCGGATATGTTCGGACTGCCATAGGAAGGCGGCTCAGATTCCCAGTGGGCGCTCACAAAGCCGCAGGTCTTCTTTACCAAGCTTACGCTGCTGACTTGCACAAAGCCGGACTAGTCAATGTCGATAGTTTGATTCGCTCCCAGTCGCTCCCCGCACGACTTTTGATGTCGTGCCACGATGAGATAGGTGTGAGCATGAAACAAGACGAAGACGTAAAAAATCTGATCGTCAAACACTACACGAACTTCAATGGTGAAGATTCTGTGGTCCGGATGCGGGTCCCAATTACCGCTTCTGGAGATTTTGGTCCTAATTGGTTTGAAGCGAGTAAATGATGGCACATAAAATTGATATGGTTATGGACTTCCAATATGGGTCCACAGGCAAGGGTTTGATTGCTGGATATATGGCGAAGCGCGGCGATTACGATACGGTGATCTGTTCTTTTGCGGTCAATGCGGGTCACACGTATATCGATGAATCACGCGGAATTCATGTGATGACACAGCAAATTCCCACTGGCGCACTGTCTTCCCCGACAGTGAAACAAGTGTTGATTGGACCCGGTTCCTTGATTCACGCCCCTACTTTATTGGACGAAATCAAGAAGTACGGCCATCTGCTACAAGGCAAACAGATTCTTATTCATCCCCACGCTGCTGTTATTGAAGAGTACCACACAGAACAGGAAGTTCAATGGGGCATGGCCAAGATTGGTTCCACTGTTCATGGTGTTGGTGCCGCCGCAATTGAACGTATCAAGCGCAACCCCATCAATCCAAATGTGGCCGGGGTCCGTTGGATCGGCACTGAGTTAGAACAATACGTAGTCACCTGTGAACAATACCGCGCCGCTTTGAACCGCGCTGAGAACATATTAGTAGAAGGAGCGCAGGGGTTCAGCCTCTCGATGTACCATGGTCAATATCCGTACACCACATCCCGTGACGTCACCCCTTGGCAGATCAGTGCTGACTGTGGGCTTCCTTATCGATGGGCAAGTTATGTCAAGGTTATCGGTTCCATGCGCTGCTTTCCTATCAGGGTCAACAATCGCACTGGAAGTAGCGGACCGTGCTACCCTGACCAAGAAGAAATCAGCTTTGATGACCTTGGAGTTGAGCCGGAAATTACAACGGTTACTAAACTCAAACGTCGCATCTTTACCTTCAGTCGACAACAGGCAGAGGAGGCAGCTTTCCATTGCGGTGGATATTGGGACACCCGAGTCTTCTTGAATTTCGCCAATTACACCCAAGATGAAGATCAGCTTCAAACCATCATCGATAAAGTGCAAGCTGTCTCGGGGGTCAACGGCAACCCACCTAACGTGGCTTGGCTTGGGTTTGGCCCAGATGATAAGGATGTGACGACCATGGGAGAATTCGATGAAACAACTGGAGCTTGACTTGAAACAACTCAACACATATGGTGCCCCTGAGTGGTGGAATGATTTCAACACCCATGTGGGGCGGTTGACTGAAGAAGTTTTCGGTTGGGCAGAAGCTACCTTCCCGCAACGCAACGACACCAGCATGTATCTTAAGATGTATGGCGAGATTGCCGAAATGATCGAATCGGATGGTGACGCCAATGAAATTGCTGATATGTTTATCCTATTGTTGGACTACGCAAAACGTAAGAAGGTGGATGTCACTACAGCGGTCCAGCGAAAGCTCAATATCAACCGAAATCGGAAATGGGTGACCGACAAGAATGGAGTGAACAGTCATGTTGAGTAAATTTCAGGCATATGGTCGAGAGCGTCACGCACTTGAATCGATCATGCGGATTCAGGCTGTGAAGCGTTGGCACATGATCGACACGACTCGGACCCAAAATCTGGCTGAGCATTCCGCGAATGTCGCAATGCTCGCGATGCTGATTGCTTTGTCCGCGCCCATTGAATTTTTTGATGATCCTATTCTTGCGGCGGCGGTGGGTCTTGTACACGATCTTCCGGAGGCATTCACTGGAGACATCCCATCACACACAAAAAAGATGCTTGAGGGCTTTGATAGACTGGAAAAGGCGGTGACCCCATCTGGGTTTGCATTAAGTGCCCGACCGAGTACAATAATGTTGGTCAAAATGTGCGACATCGCTGATGGGATTCGGTTCATTCGATTGCATGGGGTCGATATGACTGCAGTCCACGCCCGGGAAGGACTTGAAGACCAGATGCTCAAAATACTTCAGTCTGCAGAGCATGATCACTACTGGCCCGAGCATGTGATTATCCATGTGAAAGATCATGTGATGTTCTATGCGTACGAGCGCAGTTGAACTCAAATTTCGCCACTTCCTCGGACCAGCGATGGCCGGGCAGTGGATGATGACTTGGCATGAGGATCGCCACATCAGTCCCGGTGTGCCCGATCTTCATTATGTGATCGATGAAGATTGCCGGGTCGGATGGTTGGAGCTTAAGGCAATGGATTCTGAACTCTCTAATTCCAGTCGAGTGAAAGTTGAACCCTCCCAACACCAATACTTCCGGCGATGGCGTTCATACATGTCAATCCATTTTTTGATTCGAGTTAAAAGGACGATATATTTGGTGGATAGCGAGCACCATGCCGCGCTGCCTGAAGTGCGCAACGCCCACGACATGAAGATGTTGTGCGTTACCGTGTGCGATCAATCGGACATCGCAAAAATACTGCCTCCAGCGCTTAAAATATTAACAAGGATTTAGTGTGGATCAATTCAAAGAATATGTAGAGACGAAGCCAGCGATCATTATAAAAGCGACGCTTGACCTGCTGCACGCGCCGGGCGACGTATTTGAAGTACGTATTCCCAAGACAAAAGCAGGCACGATTAGCGGCTATTTCAACGACACGGGACTCGCGGCGGCACTGATCGCCAAAGAGAATGGGAAACACCAGTCGATCTACATGACTGTGAACCCGATTCAGCCCGCATTGATGGCGCGCAGTGAGAACACGTTGACTTACGGGTCGTTCATGACATCTTCGGATGCCGATGTGGTTCGTCGCCGCTGGTTTTTGCTGGATTTCGATGCCGTCCGGCCTGCGGGGATCTCTTCCTCGGACGCTGAGTGCAAGGCGTCGCAGCAGAAAGCCGACGATGTGGTCGATTGGTTGACTTCAATCGGTTGGCCAGAGCCAATTCGGGCGGACAGCGGCAACGGTTGTCATGTGATGTACCGAGTCGACGAGCCGAATGATGACGCCGCTAGGGTGGATTTCGAGTACGCACTTAAAATGTTGTCCTCGATATTTTCAGATGACAAGGTCAAAGTAGACGTCACAGTCTTTAATTCGAGCCGGGTCTGGAAGGTCTACGGCACGATAAGCGCGAAGGGGTCACACACCACTGACCGTCCGCACCGGGTGGCGATGTTGACGCGGGTTCCCAAGGAATTGAAACTCCTGACCCGCGACCAGATCGAGAATGTAGCGAGGCCATTGCGTGACGCCAAGTCGGATGAATTCCGTGATATGACTGGTGAGTACATTTCGGACATGGTGAAGTGGCTGACTGACCGCAAGCAAGTGGTTGTCAGTGGCCCCCGCCCCATGTTCGGCAATGAGGGCCAGAAATGGATCATTTCGAAGTGCCCATTCAATGAAACCCACTCCGACCCTATGGTGGGACTGGTTAACAACCGTCCCGTGTATCGGTGTCTCCACGATTCTTGCTCAGCCTTCCGTTGGAAAGAGTTCCGCGAGAAAATTGACCCAACATACAAAAGCCCCGAGACGATTTACGACCGACTGAAAGAATGGTGCGACAGTTCACTGGCGGAGATGGACAACGAGTTGGTGCAGTCAGCCTGCGCCACTGGAAAGCAATTAGCTCAGATCATAAAGAAGCTCCGCAAAGAATGCACCCGCCCCCGGATATTGCTACTGGAAGACCTGATCAAGTCAGAGCGTAAACGGTTTCAACGTGAGACAATCGGGGACAATAACGAGCGCGGTAACATAGTTGGTGTTATCAATCGTGCCCGTCTGATGCAGGACGAAGGTATCGTACCTATGTTCTGGATCGCGGACTATGACCATCGCATAAGAGTGGGTAAGATTGGGGATATCGACTGCCCGAAATGCAGCGAGGAAGAAGAAATCAACATGATGGTCCGGTTTCACTCAGCCGGGGAGTCATGGATTAAACAGATGCACACAAGCCAAGTGATCAAGTATCTGGCTAGCGAATACCGGGTTAACCCCCTGCGCATCAGCTTGAAACAGTTGGTTTGGGATGGCACCCCCCGTATCGGTACGTGGCTTCCGGATTGCATGGGGGCCAAGGACACCGAGTACACCCGTGCGATCGGTCGGAAATGGCTCATCAGTGCCGTAGCTCGCGCAATGGAGCCTGGATGTCAGGCCGACCATATGTTGATTTTTGAAGGTACGCAGGGCATCGGCAAATCGCAGGCGCTGCGTATTCTTGGCGGACAATTCTACACTGAATATTCGGGAGGCATGACTGGTGGCGGAACATCCCATAAAGACATGGTGGCGGTGATTGCGGGTAAGATGATTGTGGAAATGTCAGAACTTGCGACAGTGCGCCGCGCCGACATGGAAGCTCTTAAGGCCATTTTGACCACCACAGTCGATGATGTGAGGCTTTCTTATGAGCGTGACCCGAAAGCTTATCCCCGCACATGCGTCTTCGCGGGTACCACCAACGAGGTGGGACAAGCATATATCTCCGATTTGACGGGCGCCCGTCGATTCTGGCCTACTCATGTGGGCGAGTGTGGGCCAGTGCGGACGCAACTCCTGAAAGAAATCCGGGAGCAGTTGTGGGCAGAGGCCGTTCATGCCTATGAATCCGGGGAGGATTGGTACCAAGTACCGCAGGAATTGGTGGCCGAAGAGCAAGGTGACCGCCAAATCAGCATTGAGAACGTGGAACCTTGGTTCCAAAAGATTCGCGATGCACTCACAGACCCGGACAGTTACGCCAACGAAATTTTCTTTGCAGTCCCCCGGTACGAACTCGGGCAACCAATGCCCGGTTTCAATGTCCGATCTGGTCCGTTACACTTACTGCTCGGGATTGTACTGCAGATCGACACTGCAAGACAAAGCCAGAATGATGTCTTGCGGGTCCAGAAGGTATTGCGGGGGCTTGGGTTCAAAAAGACTCGACCCTCAGGTAAATGGCATGGGTCTACTTACGCTTATGACCTGACACAGGACACAGTACCGCACCTGTGGTCATCGATATCCGCAGCGCGCAACGCATCTAAATTTCCAAAACCGATAGAAGAGGAACAGGAGTAAACATGAATAAGTGCAATCAGAACTGCAACCAAGGACGCAACTGCGTCTGTGGCGATGCCGACAACTGGGTTAATTCGTACCTGCACGATGCAATGGCCACAATCATACTGTGTTTCTTCTGCGGGTTCGTTGGGTTCGCTCTTGGGCGGGCATCATGATTGCAGTATCGAGTCATAGCTGTAAGACTAGATTTGCCTACGGTGTGAACATCTTCAAAGCAAGTCAGTCGCACCTAGCTCAAAGGCGAGAACCAGTTGAATCCCTGCCTATTGCGAACACGCAGCTAAACAAGCAGACTGAGCTATTAGCGATTTTGACAGATGGGTATTTCACCCTTGCTGCGCTGAGTAAGACGCTAGGCATAACAAGAACGGCAGTCTACGAACG